GGATAGTCTGCTGGTATACCAGTGCTGTAGCGGCTGTATTTGTGGTGCTGGCCTTGTTACAGAACAGGTTAATAGTCGCTGCTGTGGCTGTGGTATTACAGAACACCACACTAGAAATGACGGCAGAAGTAGTCGTAGGGACTGTGTACAGTAACGTGGCACCAGTTCCTGCTTGCGCTTGGCCTAAGATGGCGTAGGTAGTTGCCATGGAACTCCTTGGGTAGAGAGTGTTTTCCTCGTTGTTCAAAGAATAGAGAAAAAGACATCTCTTGTACCAGTAAACTGTGATAGGTTGCTTCCATGAATTTAGTACAGAGAGCAGTTTCTCAGGGCGGAAAACTGGCGCCCCTAGTAATCCCTCAGGGTCTTACCTCTGGTACGGGTCTTATGAATCCATCCATCTTTATTGATGATGACGGCGACATACTGGTAAACCTTCGCCACGTAAATTACACGCTGTATCACAGCGAGAATCAGCAGAAGTTTCCCTCTCGATGGGGTCCCCTCGCCTATCTGCACCCCGAGAAGGATGCACGTCTAGTCACTGAGAACTACCTATGCCGTCTTAATGATGACCTCATAATGACTGATTTTGCCAAGGTAGAGATGAAGAGCCTGCATACCCCTATTTGGGAATTTCATGGCTTAGAAGACTGCCGCCTAGTTCAGTGGGAGGGTCAGTACTTCCTTATTGGAGTCCGTAGAGATACCACAGATAATGGGGTAGGTCGTATGGAGTATACCCACATCAAGATTGATAAGAAGAAGTGGACAGTTTCTGAAACAAAGAGAGTCCGAATTCCAGCGCCATCTCCTGACGAGTCATACTGTGAGAAGAACTGGGTGCCTATCCTAGACAGGCCATACCACTTTATCAAGTGGACATATCCCGTAGAGATTGTTAGGGCGGATAAAGATGTGCCTAAATGCAAGCAGGTGGATGTTCGGTATGGTCTTACTCCTCCCCTAGATCAACGGGGTGGCTCTCAGTTAATTCGATGGAAGAACCACTACATCTCTATCACTCATGATGTTAATCTCTTTAAGAATTACCTAGGGCAAAAGGACGGGCATTACTTTCACCGTGTCCTTGTCTGGGATGATGAACTCAATCTCATAGGAATTTCTGACCAGTTCAAGTTCCTTGATGGGCTCATTGAGTTCTGCGTAGGAGCAGCAAAGCATAACGATGATCTACTCATCTCTTTTGGGTTTCAAGACAATGCGGCGTTTGTGCTTCGTACCCCAGGAATAATCATTGATGAACTCATCGAGGAGGCACTTAAATATGGCAATTGAAGATCTTGTCATTGACTTATCTAATGATCCCTTTAATCCCACGAAGAACTTTGTTGCAGCAGTTGAGTACGAGCGTATAAACCAGACTGCCTCTGCTGTATCGTTCTATCTACGAGCCGTGGAATACGGTGGTGATAATGATAAGGAAATAATCTATACCTCATTACTTAAGATAGCACGGTGCTTTAACGACCAGAACGGCAGAGAACACAGCGTTACTAATGCTATATTGCAGGCTGTCGCTGTTCTGCCTAATCGCCCTGAGGCGTACTTCAAGATGTCGCAGTACTACGAGCGTGCATCTCAGTGGCAAGAGGCGTACACCTGGGCAGTGATGGGCTTAGATTTAGCCAATAAAGTACTACCTCCTCTACCCAGCGATGTTGAGTATCATGGAATCTATTGCCTGCTATTTGAACAGGCTGTATCTGGTTGGTGGGTAGGTCGTCCAGATGAGACTAAGTACTTGTTCAGACATTTATTAAATGACTTCCAGATGATTGATGAGTACACACAAGCCTGTTTAGCCAACCTAAAGAATCTGGGTGCATAATGTTTCCTAATTGGTTTGAAGGTCAACGCCATTACTTTGAACGTAATGTACCCACCGTCCCTCTGCGTGCCCTACAGATCGGTACCTACACGGGAGATGCTACAGAGTGGCTATTGAACAATCGTACTGTGCATGAACTGTGGGATGTGGATACCTGGCAAGGTAGCCATGAAGAGGCGCATGACAGCATCGACTTTAAGTCAGTAGAGCAGTACTACGATTCCCGTAACTTCGATGCGCGAGTTCTTAAGTGTAAAGGCACTAGTGATGCGTTCTTTAATCCTGGCGCTTATTACAACCGCACATTTAACTTTATCTATATCGACGGTGACCACACCGCTCTACAGACCGCCCTCGATGGGTTGAACGCCTTTAAGGTGTTAGAACCAGGTGGCGTAATGGCTTTTGATGATTACCTGTGGCATATGGATAATCCTTCCTATGCGATTGAGGACACCCCAGTACACGGGGTGGAGGCTGCATTAAAGGTATTTGGAAGTCGGGTAGAAGTCATTGATAGCGGATACCAACTTTGGATTAAAAAATTATAAACGCTACCTATAAGATTTTGCACATTGACTTGGGTAATGCAGAGAGAGATTACTGCGCCAATAAGATGGATTCTATTCTCTCTAGAAACTACACACTTCTAGATGTAGAGACGGTATACCTAAAAACATTTGATGATCTAGATACCTTTGTAGAAGATAACCCAGCCTTTAAGATTAACTATCAAGAGCCTATGGTTGAGGGGGGTGGGCCTTTCCCTCCTACCTCTGGATTGATAGGCATCTGGGCTAGTAACTACATGGCATATAAACGGTTTCTGGAAACAGATAAAGACGTCCTCTTTATCTTTGAGGACGACGCCATGATTAGCCAGAATTTCTCACCCATCGTAGAACAGCAGATTAGTGAATTGCCTGCTGATTGGGATGTCTTTACTATCTTTGTTCCTGATGATTGTTTGGCGTGGTACAACTCTGACTATGACATTCCAGGTAATGAGCGTATCTGTCATACCTATCAAGATTGGTCTTGCGCGGGTTACGCCATGACTAGAGCGGGTGCTCAAAAAGCAGTGACAGATATTGAGGCTAACGGTATTAGTGACCCTATTGATTGGTACATCTTTAATTCTGGATTTAAAAGAGAACAGCAAAATGTACACTTTCATACCTACTCAGTAAAACCAACAGTCTATAGACCTGTATGGCTATCACCTATAGCCGCAGTAAGTTCGATACCTGGGACTACTGAATCGGTGTAGTTACATACCGCCAAGTAAGAAGTTTGCCACGTATTCTCCTGGGTAGTTATTAGCGACCAAGTTACCCGCAGAATCGAAGTAAGCAACAGCGGCTCCTCCTACTGTCTGTACCTGCATAAGTTTTCCTGTTTGACCCGTAAGTCCTTGAACAGAGAAGCCTACAGAGGCAGAGGTAGTTGGGTAAACGATAGGGCTAGTTCCAAATGTTCCCTGAGTACCTTGGGTTCCTTGAGTTCCTTGAGTTCCTTGTGTACCTAGTCCCTGCGTTCCTTGGGTGCCCTGTGTGCCCTGTGTGCCTTGAGTACCGTTAGTTCCATTTGTACCAGAAGTACCTTGAGATCCGATCGTTCCTTGGGTACCTGTAGTTCCTTGAGAGCCCACTGTTCCCTGTGAACCGACTGTTCCCTGTGAACCGACTGTTCCTTGAGTACCGTTAGTTCCCTGTGTGCCCTGTGAACCTGTAGTTCCATTTGTACCAGAAGTTCCCTGTGAACCGTCTGTTCCCTGTGAACCGACTGTTCCTTGGGTGCCCTGCGTTCCTTGGGTACCTGTAGTTCCCTGTGAACCGACTGTTCCTTGGGTGCCCTGCGTTCCTTGCGTACCTGTAGTTCCTTGAACGCCAGTGGAACCTTGAGAGCCAATCGCACCTTGAGAGCCAACAGAGCCTTGCGAACCAACGGCGCCTTGAGAACCAGTGATTCCTTGGCTGCCTGTCAGCCCTTGGATTCCTTGAGTTCCTTGAAGTTGAGCGTAGCCAAAACCTTGCACGCCTTGCGTTCCTTGGATTCCTTGCGTTCCTTGGATTGCATAAGCAACTTGGCTCACGGCGACAATAACGCTTGGAACAGCAGGAGAAACGTAAGGCGTAGTTGTAGCAGTTTGAGCCACGATTTGTGACGATGCAGTATTAG